GAATACTAATAGGTTTTGTTTACGTGCTGTCATTGGGTGGATAATGTTACTAGTTTTTGTGTTAACAATATACTTAGATGGGCAGCCGCACGGTGATAGAACGTACTGGAAAGACCTTAACAGGTGTATGTATTTTGCAAAAACTATTCGCAGACAAAATTATTTCCCGCCGGATAAAAAATTTAACAGCCCAGAGGTAGCGGCTACTTGCCTACCTACTTATGTAGACCCAGATAAAACTAAAGTATGGAGATAAATATACTATTCTAACCGCCATACTCTAAGTCCTCTTATCCTGTTTTCTACCACGGTCTTTATGCGCACCTTATATTTTCTTTCTTTACAGGCAATACGTAAGACCCTTTTACCTTCTTTAATGTTTAAACAAGGAATAAAAAAAGAGCTACTTGGTTTGAACTTAGACCAATCAATATCAAACTCTATCCCGTGTATTCGGATCATCGACCGTCTGCCCTAAGTTTTGCATAAATTCTGTATCTATTAAGTCTGTCCCTTCAAGTTTAAATATGTGTGCCTCAACAGGAGGGCTATCAATAGTAGTCCCTTTTGCTAGTCTTTTACGCACTGTGCCTTGATGGATGCCTTTGTCTTTTAAATCTCGCACTAAATCTTTAAAAATTATCTGTTCTCTAGCGCAATAGTTTCTGATAGCCTTGCTAAATACATATAGAATCTCTGTGTCCGGCTCCAGTCTAGTAGTTAGTTCGTATCTAGGTTCAACAATGGGTAGTGGTGTAATTGAGTTTCTAGCATCCTGTGCGCCGTTTACAACTAAAATATGCCCCCTGTTAGCATTTAAAAACCCACCTAACACACCCATGAAATCTATTTCAGGCTCAACAATCTGATCACGTAAGATATCAACTAAATCATTGCTTGCCCAAGCCAACACTCTTGGAATGTCTAAATCTATCAAACGTAAATGATGAGCAATCTGCGCTCCTGCAATATTGCACGATATGACTGCTGACCAAAAACGCTCTCTTGAGTTTAGTCCTGCTTTGGTATCAAGATGTTCTTGAATATCTCTCGCCAAGTCTACCGCTTTGGGCAAATTTTTGACTAGATACTCAATATAAATCGGTCCTGCTAAACCATAATTATTTAACAGTCCACCCTCAAATAATTTGTACGCATCAGATTTACTAATATTGTTAGTGCGATCTATACGGTATTCTAATAGTCTCATTATTTCACCATCAGCAAATTGTTTAATTAGTGATAGTTTTTCTGCCATAGAAGCGTTAGAACTTGCTAATGCAATAAGACTCCAACTCGTGTCGTTTTTACGCTCCATATTAGACTGCGACTGCATCCGCCCCGGACCAGAACCCTGTGATACGTTATAGAGAAGTGTAGACACTGACTCCGGGTGCATGTTTGTGATTTCATCTACCGTGTAAGGTAAATTATTCATAACACCAAGACGGTGCATCTTGTGAGCAAATGTATCTGTTTCTTGTGCTAGTAATTTATCTGGATGCCCATATACGCTGTTGCACATCTTCAATACGGTGGATTTACCTGTGCCTGATGAAGAATTAATTAAGTTAATCAAAGCACCGTTGAAGCCCAAATGTTTAATTAGCGGCGCACCAAACGCTGTAAAAAACCCAAAGGCATGTGGTTCAAAATCAGGTTTGTTATAAACTCTAATAACTTCTTTCCAATCTTCTATGTCACCTTTTGATACAAGCCACTTGCAGATTGATTCTGTTTTTGGAGAAGGTGGAGAGTAACGAACATTCGCACGATTTATCTCTTTATCACCTAAAATAAATTTACTATCTTCATCTACCCAACCAAACTGGGTACGCATAATCTCTGCCTCGTCTTTAGCTTGTTGATTTTTTGTACATTCAATTAAATACACCATCATCAAATCAAGTTGTTTTGGCATCATTACAACACCCTGCGATGAGAGTATCTTTCGTAACTCCTCTTTACTTGTCATGCTAGATAGCGGTATTAAAAACTCCCGCACTCCGTCTTTTGGTAATACTAATTTAGCCAATGCCATATCACCTTTTTCTCTATCATTAAGACGTTTAGTTAGAAATAAATCATTGTGATAAACTAATACATCTTCATCATCAGGGTCACGACCTTTCTTGTAGATACCACCCTTCGCCGCTCTGAAGAAAGGGAAAGGTAATTTAGGTGGTTCAAATTCTAGGATAGTATCTTCTTCCTCTTTCTCTTTGACTTCTAATCCTAATTCTATAGGACTGCGTATTTTACCAAAGTGAGGACAATCATCACAGACATTAATATTGATACCATCTATTGTGTCGCACCGATAGGCTTTACCAACTAAGTCTGCCGCTTTTTGTTCTGTTTTTTCTTTATCATAATCATTATGTTTATCTGACACAGCATGAATGGCTACATCAGCGTCTTTACAGTTTGTTGCAATAGATAAAACAGCTCTCCATAAATTATAATCTATCTCGTTTTGATTTCTTAATGCGTGTTCTATCTGAGCGCAACCTTTCTCTTTTACTATTTTGTGTACTATTTTTGCAAAAGAATATTGTTTATTGTCTCTTATACGTGTATCAGATTCCGCAAACTCATAAGTCTCTACTGGTTTTGTTATACAAATTAATTTTTCAATCGCAGTAAATTCATAAGCATCCGCTTCTTTTAATATTGATACAGTAGCAGGAGGTTCCGTTTTATAATTTAAAGTATCAGGCACACGTAATATTCTTGCGCTGTCTGCCGTTACAGCAGGATCTGCTTCAAGATTTTTTTCTTTGCATAATATCTTTAACTGTTTAGCAACCGGAAGCCATTGTTGTTTAGTTATAGCTTCTTGTAGTACCCAATACACATGTATGCCCCTACCACTATCTATAATAGTTGGTGTCGGTAGCTTTGTCCGTTGACAAAAAGACAATAAAGATTCTAGTGCATCAGCTTGAGTAGCGTAGGGTTTACCTTCTCCACAATCTAAATCAAGCCAGAAAGATTGCATATACTTTGCGTTTTCTTGTGTGCGTTTACCTAACTCATCGTATGAAGCGCATGCAAAATATACGTTAAACTCCCCTTCCAATAAATCCTGTATTTTACTTTCAACATCATCCCAATTATCGTGGAAACTTTGTTGTGGTTTTATCTTGTCTTTCAGTCCAACGATACAATAATACCCTTCGTCTGGAAGGATTTGTCGTAAAATTGTTGGCATAATAATTAAACCTTTTCATTTTGTTTTTCAAGATACTCCAATATAAGTTCCGAATGTTTTTTATTTGGTATCCAAGAGCCATCAAACCATTTATAAATAGTAATCTTGGATACCTTAAATATTTTTGCAACTTCGGAAACTCGCTTATCTGCCTCAATGCAAAACCTACCTAGTTTTACCCCTGCACTAGATAAGTCTGCATTAAGATTAGATATAGCTATTTTGTTGGAATAACCACGATTATCCGTCATTGTCATCCACTTGACCCTTTGGCGGGGCAAATTTATTAAGAATGTTATTTAAGTCTTTTTTGGATGTGTTAGCAGGTTTATCCACTGGCTCTTTATTGCGAGATTTAACCAATGTTGGTTTAGGTTTATCAAGAGCTTCAAAAGAAGTGCCTGATTCTTCAACAGGGTCTAACGCTGAAAATGATCCTATTGGTTGACGTTCGGCTAAATCAACTACCTGTAACGCATTAAGCCAGAAAGATACACCAAGTGAACCGGATATTTTGTGTGGATAAAATACCATTTCTATATTAACAGTGCTTCCAGTTGTCAATTCAAAATCATCTGCTACTGGTTTTGCATCTCTACCAACTTGTAATGGTGGGCTTTGTAGTTTACCCGCACTGGATTTACAGTTTTTATGAATACTTTGAATAGTCCAAAAACCATCCTGTTCATTCTTAATTTTGGGGTTAGTAGCATTGCCTTGTGGTTCTGTTGGATCGGGCATAGATTCATTAGCGTATGGGCTTTCACTCCAAGCCTTTTGATAGGCTTCCATAAAAGCACGAGCTGTATCGGTATCCATACGAATACCTAACTCCCATTTTGCATTAGGTGCATCAGCAAGACATGGTACAGTTTGCCCCTTACCACCACCTTTTCTTGGTGCTTCCGTATCATAACGATATGGTTGATTGAGCTTTGGATATCTTGCTTCTACGTTTGTTAGAACATGTTTTATTAATTGTTTTTGTGTCATTATTTTACCCCTTCATGAGCTTCTGACGGTTATTTTATTATGCCTATAAGAACTTAATCCTTTAGGCTCCTTTTCTGGATTTTCTTCCAAAAACTGTTGTAGATTTTTTTGACTTACTCTTTTTTCTAGCAAATCAAATCTGTCATTTTCTGCGATTACTCTGTAATAATCATTCCAGTCATTAGTTGAATATTTAACTACATCCTGAGATATGATTGTTCCAGATTTTGTTTTAACACTAGAAGTACCTAGTTTAGCCATCACTGTACGTGCGTAGTTCTCAAGTTCTTCTTTTTGGCTTTCTAGTTCTTGTGCTTGTTTTTCTGCCTTTTTTAATATACTAGCTTTTTCTTTGCGGATATTAACAATGGCAAGTGCTATTTGATCGAGCGATAGCTCTTCGTCTGATTTATCAGTCATAATTCCTTCTCCTTAATTATGTCTTGCAATTATAACAACGTACTTAACTGTGTCAAGTGTTATTTTATTATTTCTTCATATAAATCTAGCAATTTTATATGCGCCTCAAGTCGCCCAGACAATAGTCTATATAGTTTTCTCTCTACAGCAGAACCTTCAATATTTACTATAGTCATTGCATTTTTCTGACCTTTACGGTTAATTCGTGCGTTAGCCTGTAAATAAGTTTCTGTTGAGGTAATAGGAGAATACCAAATAATCGTATTGGCAGCGGTTAACGTTATACCATGCGCCGCCGCTTGTGGTTGAATAACTAACACTCTGGGTTCCGGCAATACTTGGAAGTCATCAAAAAGTTTCGTTCTTTTATTTAACGATACTTCACCTGTAATATACTCGGTTGCAATACCTTCTTTATTTAAGTATTGATATAAAATATCTATGGTATGTTTGAACGGCGCAAAAATTAAAACTTTTGCTGTTGCCTCGTCAATAACTTCTTTTACAACTTTTAAACGGTTTGATACATCAAACTGCACGATATTACCGCTGTTTGAATAAACCGCACCGCCGGATAGCTGTAATAATTTACTCATGTTAACAGCTACGTTTGCAGAGGTAACATGCTCATCTCCCGCCTCCATAATAAATTCTTCTCTTAGAATTTTATAATAATGTTTTTGTTGAAGTGTTAACGGAGCTTCACGGTCTACATATGTAACTTCTGGTAAGTCAAGACATTGTTCTTTTGTAAACCTGATAGCAGGCTGTAAAGTTTTATGCACGATATCTTGTGCGTTAGGTTTTGCTATCCATTTAAATTTAGACACCGGATACATTACTGCATCTTTAAATCGCATTTTAGAAGGTGTGACATTATTAGGAACACATAACTTAGCCAGTCCATGTGCATCAAGTGGTGATTGTGCCGCAGGAGTACCAGTCAACATCCACATCCAAGTATTTAAAGTTACTAATCTATTTATTAACTTCCACCTATTGGTGGTGCAGTTTTTATAAGCATTAGCTTCATCAATAATAACTAAATCAAAACCACCTTTTGCAATAGCATCTTTTACTACATTGACACCATCGTAATTAATTATGATGTACTCGTAATCATTAGCGATAATCTCTTTACGTTTTTCTTTTGCGCCATGCGCCACCCCAACTGTCCGGTGTGGAGCAAACTTAAATAAATCCGCTTGCCATGCACTTTTCATAATAGATAAAGGGCAAATAATTAGCACCCTTTGTCTATACCCTTCTGATAACAAATAATCAGAAGCCCAGATAGCCGCACCTGTTTTACCTGTC